CGCTCGACAAGGTCGCGCTGGCCGAGGAGCTGCGCAACCGCGGCATGCTCGACAAAGTCGGCGGGATGGCTTACCTCAACTCGCTGATGGACACCGTGCCGACCGCCGCGTCGGCCGAGTACTACGCCCGCATCGTGCGCGAGAAGGCCAGCCTGCGCGAGCTGATCCACGCCGGCACGCAGATCACGGGCCTGGGCTTCGAGTCCGAGGACGACGTCGAGGCGGCGATCGACCGGGCCGAGCAAGTCGTGTACGAGGTCGGCACGAAACGCCAGCCCGGCGGCTTCGCCGGCGTGCCGTCCCTGCTGCTGGAGGTCTTCCACCAGCTCGAGCAGCGGCACGAGAACAAGGGCGACCGCACGGGCGTCACGTCGGGGTACCGAGACATCGACGACTACACCGCCGGGTGGCAGCCCGGGAACCTCATCATCCTGGCGGCTCGGCCGGCGATGGGGAAGACGTCGCTCGGCTTAAACATGGCGGTGGCCGCGGCGAAGGACGAGGGCAAGCCCGTCGCCGTGTTCTCGCTGGAGATGACCAAGCAAGAACTGGTGGAGCGCCTGATCGCGTCGGAGGGGCGGCTTGATGCAAGCCAGCTCCGGCGGGGAGCGATCCGCGACAAGGATTGGGAGCGGATCGGCAACGCGATGGGGGTGCTGCACGAGCTGCCGCTTTTCTTGGACGACGCCGGCTCGGTCACCGTGACGGAGATTCGCTCGCGGCTGCGGCGGCTGAAGGCATCGAAAGCGGGGCTGAGCGCTGCGTTCATCGACTACCTGCAGCTCGTGCAGCCGCCGTTCACCAAAGCCCGGCGTGGACCGACGAACCGCAACGAGGAGCTGGCCGAAATCTGCCGGGTGCTGAAGGCGACCGCGAAGGACCTCGCCATTCCGATCATCGCGCTCGCCCAGCTCAATCGCGCGGTGGAGACCCGTCAGGAGAAGCGCCCGCTGCTGAGCGACCTTCGGGATTCGGGCAGTCTCGAGCAAGAAGCGGACATCGTCACGTTCCTCTACCGGGACTCCTACTACAACAAAGAAACGAGCGCGGAGCCGGATATGACCGAGCTGATCTTCGCGAAGCACCGGAACGGGAAGGTGGGTACGGTGAAGCTGCGGTTCTTGCCCGAGCACACGCTGTTCGTGCCGTATGGTGATGAGGATCGGTACTCGCGATGAAGGCTGGACCGGGATCACGTTGGGACATTAAACCGAGTGCGACCTCGATCCACGTCGAAGTGCAAATCGGCGACGCGATCACGTGGTCATGGGAGACGGCCCCCGGCAATCTCGCACAGCTCGGTCGCGCGCTGCTGAAGGCGTCCGAATCGGCCGATGCCATGATGCCGAAGATCGGCGAGCCGGCGCCTCGGTGGTACCAGCGCATCCGTTGGCGGCAAGAAGTCGCTCTGTGCATGGCGGGCATTCTAATCGGGGCCCTAGAGACCTACGTAGGTGACGTGCTGTGGCGGCTCGCCGGGATAGCGCTGATCATCAGTATCCTTCAGAAGGTGCGCTAAGCGTGGCAGGCCGCCGCCGCCCCGGATCATTCGATGCTGCGGTCGCGAGGGTGGTCGCTACGCTGTTGCCTTTGGACCTGCCGGATGTGGTGGATCGTTCGGCTCGCTCGTGTGATCGATGCGGGCACCTGCTGAGCGATCCCGAGTCCAAGAGGCGGGGGTATGGCCCGGTCTGCTGGGCGCTTCTGGAGAAGCGGCGTGGGGCTGTGCTGGCTCGGCTCCGCGTGCTGCCGCCGGCGACGAGCGGGCCGGGGTCGCGCGTCCGGCGGATGCAGAGCGGGCTATGATCGAAACGCCGATCGAGGCGCAGAAGCGCCAAGTCATGCTGGCCGTTGCGGTGTACGCGAACCTTTACGCGAACCAGCGCAGCGGGCGCGTGACGTCCGGCTCGAGAAGCCTCCACGCGGCCCTGCATGAGGTCCAGGAAGCGCTCGAAAGGTTATGCGCTGTCGTCGTCCAGCAGGAGGCCAAGCAGCTGATCGATGGAGGCGGTGTCCATAGCATCTGCGTCCAGAGGGTGCTGGCTGTAGTACGACAGGAGATCGCGGACCAGCTGGGGTCCTCGACGTGAGCCCCGCCTTGGCCGAGCACTTCGGGCTCGCACTGCTGGCCGATGTGGTGGTGACGCTGCTGCTGCTCGCCACGCGCCGGCAACTGCTCGGGGTGACGGTCGGCGCGATCCGGCTCGTCGTCTGGGCTGTGAAGCGGCCTGATCGGGACGCCAAGATGGTCCTCGCCAGCAAGGGTTGATGGGAGGTGAGCATGGTGACCCTGGCCGAGAACCGATTCCTGTGTACCGGGTGGAAGCGGTGCAAGAAGTGTGGATTTGCACCGCCCTTGCCGGACGGGAGGCCTGTGCTGCAGTGCCACACGGGGTGCGAGGGTTGCGCGCAATGCCATGGCCGACGGGTCCCGGTGACCGACGGCCCGCGCTCCGTTACGGCGAAGGCGTCGATGAATTCGGGCGGGACGCACGCACCGAAGCCGCCGGGGCGTGATCGATTACCGACAGCCTACCCTTACTACTACGGCTAACGAATGGAAGAAGTTCGGCGTTTAACGCGAAGTAGTACCTGTGCAGCGGCTGGTGAGGTAATCGATGTGAAGAAGGATCAAGCTCATCATAGAACGGCCCGAGAGGACGGCGACAACCAGGCAGCGGCCACACCTGACGAATGGCAAGGCGGCGTTCCTCTTTACCGACTCGCTCGATTCCTCTACGAGTCCAACTCCGGGAAGTGGTTTGACGATCCGAAAACAATTTCGCAAACTGACCGGTCGAAGTGGTTCAGCGTGGCGAGGGATTTGCTTACGCCGGGGTGTCCGTACCCAGTTGTCCCCAATTCAACGGGCGCGGTGCGCGCGTTGGCTGACCGGCTTGATGGGGCTGACTACAAGTGGTCATCCTACACCCCGGCCGCTGTCGCGCAGATGATTCGGCGGACGCTTGACGGCGCGGAGTTCGCTGAGGAGGGACCATTCACATGATTATCGTCGCTTTCGGCGGAAGTTCGGTTCAACCGGGGGCGCAGTGACGGCAAGCGCCTTAGCCCGGGCCGTCATAGCGTTCCAGGATACGGTACCCCGGGAAGACGAGTACGGGGTAAACGACGACGATGCCGAGCGCGGAGTGCTCGCCGCGTTCAAGGCCGCTGGAATTGAAGTCCACGTCGAACAGGGTGCGGTCGAGGCCGAGGTCCAGCGCCGTCTTCGCGAGCGGGAGGTACAAGTCCACGCGGAGCTGGCGTCACGTCTTGCCGCCATGTCCCCCGAAGAGCGGTTGGTGGCGGACGACGTAAGAGCTGCGTTTCGGCGGTCTCCGACCAGCCTTACAGAGGACATCGCGACGTTTTCAACGAGCCGCGGCGTCGAGCTTAAAGCCGCGTTGAGTCGAGATCGGGAGGAGAACATACCGTGATCACCATCGCCCTCCGCACGCCAGCCAGCACCAACGGTGGACAAGCCGCCGGCGAGACGTACCCGGCCGACCCCCACCCCACCTACATCGACCTCCCGGGCTTGGAGGGCGACACGTACGGCAACTCCACCGAGGTCGAGCTACACGAGCACGTGGCGATCGCCCCGCTGGTGGCCGGCTTGCACGGCATGGTAGCCCGGGACTCCACCGACCGCCTGGACCGGGCGCTGCGGGCGATCCGCAAGAAGCGCCCAGACCGAACGGACGGAATCGTTCTGGGGACAATGCTGATGAGCTGGGCCAAGGTGAACCCCTTCGGGGTCTGGGACGTGAGCGCCCCAGCTCGAACGGTTCTGGCCAGCCGGGGTGAGAACGGCGTGGACTACAGCGGCGAGCTGCAGCCCCGCTTTGCCGAGAGCGCGCTTCGAGAGGCAAATGTCTCCAGCCGTCCCGACTGCCAAGGAGAGAACTGCACGTTGCCCTGCTGCCAGTTCAGTGCAGGGAGTGGCGATGCCGATCCACTGGCGTCCGGCGACCCGAACGGTCCGGGCCAGCGGTGGTTAACGTCAACGGTCGGGGATGACGGAGCACTGAGGCGGCGTGACGCATCCGGTGGCGGCGGTAGCGGCGGCCGGGTCCGCAAAGATCGATCGCTTTCGGCCAAGGAGATCAATACTCGCCGTGCTCGCCAGAATCAAGACGACGGCCGAGAGAAGAGAGAGTTCGTCGGGGCAAAGGTAGCCCCCGAAACGAAGAAGGCGCTCGTGGATGACCGGCCTCCGACCGCGCCGACCAATGCCCGGTACCAGGACCTCGTCGCCCGAGCTATCATATCCGGCCGGACGTACGAGGAAGTCGAGCAGGGCTTGCTCGCAATGGAACTTAGGGCGGACGCGGCGAATCCAGCAGCATGAGTGAGCGCGACGTCATTTTGGCAGCGGTACAGCGCCTCTACCCGCAGAACAGCCAGCGAAGTGCCTACAACGTGGGCTGGTATTGGGACGATGATGGTGACCTTATAGTAAACGGTGGTGGATACGACGGGTTCTTCACGAAGTTCCGTTTCGCCGCGGACGGACAGCTGCTATCCATGAAGGCGTACGAGTAGGTAGCCTTGCGCGCGCGCGCGCGATATGGTACAACAAAGGTGCCCCGGGACACACTCGGGTGCGGTTAAACCGGAAACCAGACAGCGCAGCTTACAAGCCAGCGCTGTTTTCGCATGTGCGCGGAGGAGCGAGCGGTGGCGAAGGGGTCAGCGCCTCGCCGCCGCGAGCGCCAGCAGCAGCTCTACGACCGGATCGAGCGGGAGTTCCGCGAGGAGCGGCACCTGATGATCGGTCCAGCCGCGGACGTGCTGGCTGAGGACGAGGACCACGATGAAGTCGACGGCGCCGAAAGGGACCAATTGGTTCGCTGAGCGCGACTTGTACGCGACCGGGGACGAATCGTACCGCCTGGTGGCGAAGCGGCTGGGCCTGAGCGAGAGCGCCGTGACCCGTGTCGCCGGCGACCGCGAGCACGAAGCGAACATGGGCCGAACCTGGGCCGAACATCGTGCGGAGTTCCGCCGGGCCGTCTCAGGCGAGACGCTCGACAAGGCCAAGGAGATCCAGGCGGTTCAAGCAGCGACCGTCAACGCTGGCCAGCGCGCCGCGATCGAGTCCCTGGTCGAAGCGGCCTTGCCCAAGGCGCTCGCGGCGCTCCGAGGCGACGAGCTGGAGGCCAAGGACCGGGTGAAGTTGGCGTTGGCAGCGATGGCGATGCAGCGGCGCATCCACGGGCTGGACCGGACGGCGGCTCTGGAGTTGACGGGGAAAGATGGCGAACCGATCGACGTCGCGATCCAGATCGACCCCGTCACCGACGCCGCTGCACGAACTCTGCTCGAAGCTGCTCTCGGGCGGCCAGTTAACCCAGCCTGAGCGCCGGTCGCTCGCGCGGCACCCGGCGTGGTTCGCGCGGATATACCTCAAGGACGACGACGGGACCCCGCTCGTGCCGGCGCCTCACCATTGGGAGTGGTACGACCTCTTCCTCGCGCAGCTGCGGGGTGAGATTCGTCACCTGGCGCTAATGGCGCCCAAGAGCCACGCGAAGTCGACGATCTTCTCGAAGGTCGTGCCGCTCTACCTGACCTGCGTGCAGGACATCCCCGGAGCCGTCGCGCGGCATGGCCCGAACGTACGGATCGTGAATGCGTCGGTCAACGCGAAACTGGCGGAGCGGTTCTTCCTTGCGAATCGGCGGGAGTTGGAGCAGAACGAGCTCCTCATCGAGGACTTCGGTCCATTCCGACCGGACCGCAGCGACGGCGGGAAGTGGACCCAAAGCGAGTTAATCGTTCGCCGGCCGTCGACGTCGCAATCGCCGACCTGGCGCGCTGTCGGTGCGGAGATGCCGGTGCAGGGCGGGCGGTCGGACTGGGTGTTCCCGGACGACCTTGCCGACCTGGGCAACTCGATGACGCAGCACCAGCGGGACAAGCTGCAGACCTGGTTCGACGGCGACCTGCTCGGCACGCTGGAGCCGGCGACGGCGAATGGCGGCGGCGGCCACGCGATCGTCATCGGCACGGCCAAGCACAACAACGACGTGCTGCACCGGCTCGAGCAGAAGGCGAAAGAGCCTGGATCTGGCTGGACCTTCCGGAAGTATGACGCGATCGTCGATGAGCAGCGCAAAATCACCCTATGGCCGGCGCGCTGGTCGTGGGACGCGCTCATGGCCAAGAAGGCGGACGTCGGGAGCGTCACCTTCAATCGAGACTTCCGGAACGTTGCCGTCAACGACGAAACGGCGCTGTTCAAGATGGAGCTGCTCGGCCGGGCGCTTCGGCCGGGCCTGACCTTCGCCGCGACCTACGGCGATCAGCCGGCCGAAACCGATGCGGTCACGGCCGGCATCGACCTGGCGATCATCGAGAACGAGCGGGATGCTCAGCAGGCCGATGGGGACTACACGGTCATCGAGGTGTGGCGCAAGCTGCCTAACGGTGCCCGTCGGTTGCTTTGGGGCACGCGGAAGCGCGGCTTAGGGATCACGCCGCAGGTCACGCTCGCGGAGTCCATCCTCCGCCGGTACCGTGCGCTGAAGGTCGCGGTCGTTGAGGCCAACCAAGCGCAGCGGTGGTTCGCATCGGCGCTTCTGACCCAAGCTAAGGGCGAGCTGCCGATCAAAAAGCACGTGACTGGGCGGGGCGCTCACGTCGACCTGTACGAGGGCGTGCCGTCGCTGGCGGCCCTGTTCGAGGCCGAGATGATCGAACTGCCGTGCGGCGACGACGAATCGAAAGCGTTCGTCGACGTACTGATCAACGAGTTGCACGGCCTCGGTGTCGAGAGTCACGACGATACGGTGATGTCGATGTGGCTGAACGAGATCGGGACCAAGCAGCTCACAAGCGGTACGTCGTGGGGCTCGCTGAAGCGCCGAAGTTGATGTGATGGGAGGCCCCGGATGGCGTCGATGCTCGACCGCTTCCGCGCTCTCCTTGGTCTGCCGGTCGTCAAAGAGCAGAAGACGTTCGCTCCGTACGCGGTCCGGATCGGACGCCGGTCACTAACGGTCGACACGACGCAGCGAGGGCCGTCGCGCGTCTCGCTCCTGCGCGGGTTCGCTGATCGGTGCGAACCGGTTCGGGCGGCCATCAACCGCCGCACGCAGCAGGTCGCGGAGTCCGGCTGGCAGATCGTGCGGGTGGACGATCCGAAACGGCCGCCGGACCCGCGCGTAGTCGAATCGCTAACAACGTTGTTTCGGTACGTGAACCCGACGAATCTCTCGCTGAGCGAGGTGTTCCGCCAGGTGATCGAAGACGTGCTCGTGCTGGACGCCGGCTGCATCGAGAAGGAGCTGACCGTCGGCGGCGGAGCATCGAAGCGGACGAAGTCGACTATCGAGGCGCTGTGGCCGGTGGACGGCTCGCTGATCGCGATCGACCCCGCCTGGGCGGCGCCAACATCGCGCGGAGGCGCTGGCTGCAGCCCGGATGCGATCCGGTACCGGCAGCGCAACCTGCAAACGCGGCAAGTCGAAGCCGAGCTACGCAACGATCAGCTCGTCTACATCATGCAGAACCCGCGCACGTATCGCATCCTCGGGTTCTCGCAAGTCGAGATGTGCCTGGACGCGATCGACCGAGCTTTGTACGGCGAGGCGTACGCGTACGACCTGATCAAGAACCCCGTCCCGCCCGGCCTGCTTGGTGTCACCGGGTTGACCGGCGAGAAGCTCACCGCGTTTCGGACGTACTACAACGAGGAGCTTGCGCCCGGCGAGGTCCCGATCGTTGGGACCGAAGAAGGCCAGCCCGGCGGGATCACCTACGCGCGGACGGCGTGGTCGCCGCACGACCTCATGTTCGACGAGTACCGCAAGTGGCTCGTCAACATCATCGCCTACATGTTTCAGATCGACAAGACGGTCTTGGGGCAGATCGATGACGTGAACCGCTCCACCTCGGAGACGATGTCCGCGCGCACCGACGAGGGGTATGTGGCGCTCGCGCTGCGTGTCGCATCGTACATCACACGCGAAATCGTTGCGCACGTCGATCCGAACCACGGCTTCGAGTTCACCGACTTGCGGACGCTCGATCCGGTCACTCAAGGCAAGCTTGATGTGGCGTATGTCAGCGCACGTATTTGGACCGTGAACGAGGTCCGCGCAAGGATGGGATTCGACCCCGTGCCGTGGGGTGACGAACCAGCGCCCACCCCGGTACCGGGTGGTATGGGACTCGGACTGACCGACGATCCGGCAAAGCCCGATGCGGGGTCCGCTAAGAGCATCGTCCCTTTCGTCCGTGAGCATAGTGGGCCGAACGCCACGCGCGAGTCGGCGTTGGAGGCGAACCTCCACGCGCTGACCGATCGGGAACGGCGTCGCCTCAGCGATGCATGGGACCGGCGTGCCACGGCAGTCCGGCGGGAAGCACGACAGAAGCTTTCCGAACGGAAAGCGTGGTCGGCAGACGACTTCGCCGATCCGCTCGCTGGACTCGCCGACGAGTTGGTGAAGCCGGCGACGTACCGGCAGGCGGTCAACTACGGTCGCGCCGCCTTCGGGCAGCATCGGGACGACAGCGATCCGGTAGCCGCAAGTTGGATCGACCACACGACGACCTACGCCACAGACGTGCCGGACCGGCTTGCCGCGGAGTTGGCCGATGCCGCGAATGCCGCGGACACGCCCGATGCGTCGGTTCAGGACGTGCTCGACGCCATCGATGGCCAGCTGGAAGCCCTACGCTCCTCCGTCACCCGCTACGCCGATCCGCCGTGGGGTGCGGGATGGAACGGGTACGGCGAGCAGTTGCGCTCGAGCAACATTCTCATGGCGTGGGAGCTCGACAGCGGCAACCCGTGCGTAGATTGCCTCGGCCTGGAAGCCGGCTCGCCGTATGAGACGCTGCCGACGTGGCCCGGGATGGGCGACACCCAGTGTCGCGACAACTGCAAGTGCCGCGTGACGGCCGACCAGGCTTCGTGGGACGAAGCGCTCGGAGGTACCTGATGCCCGAACCGATGACGCGCCCGCCCGGGCCGGAGATTCCGCGCGACTTCAGCTTCGGCGGCGCTCTCACCAAGGCGTGGAAGGTCAAGGCGACCGCGGACGACGGAACCGTTACCGAGTTGCTCTACCTGTCGGGCGTCGCCTCGTCGAGCGTGCGCGACCGTCAGGGCGACACCATCACCGCTCAGTGCCAGGCGGATATGCTCGAGCAACTCCAGGCCGGCATCGGCCGCGACGGCCATCGGCTGACCATGTTCCTCAACCACGACTACGACGTACCGGAGGACGTGCTCGGCAACGTGAACGAGAGCCGCCTGACCGCGTCGGCCCCGGCCGATGGCGAAGACGCGGTGATCGACCTGGAGATCGTGTGCCGCGTCACCAGCGAGAACCCGCGTGCCGTCATGGCGTGGAAGATCGTCAACGACGGTATCTCCCTGGGCTTCTCGGTGGGCGGGTCGCTCACGGAGTACGAAGTCGACGATGAGAACGACGACGGCGAGTCGTGGTGCCCGCCGCTGCTCATCAACGGCATGGCGCTGTGGGAGATCAGCCTGTGCGGCATCCCCGCGAATCCCCGCGCGTACACCGAGCAGCTGAAGACCGCATCGGCCCAGACGCGGCTGGCCGCCCTCGCGGCGGCCCACCGCTTCATGCGCGAGATCGGGGTCGACGATGAGGCGCCCGAGCCGAGCCGGAACTGGGCGCGCGACGCGCGTCGCGGCCTGGTTCGCCGTGCGACCCGTAGCAAGGAAGTCCGCGATACGCTGCGCGAGGTGCTCGCCAAGTCGCACGCCGGCGTTTCCGGAACCGCGCCCACGGCGAAGGACGTCAGCAACCCGGACGACCCCGACTACAACCCCGACGATCCCGAGTACGACCCGACCGAAGACCCGAGCAGCGATCAGTACGACCCGGGTCTGACAGCCGCGGCACAGGCCGCCGTCACGGTGGCCATCGGGAGCCTCAAGTCCGCCATGGACCACGGCATGTGCGACGACTCCATGCAGCATGCCAAGAAGGGCCACGACGCCCTGGTGGGGCTCATGACGGGAACGCCGGCGGCGGAAGACCCCGCGGCGCCTGGTGCCGCCGAGGATGACACCGCGTCGTCGCTTGCGGCTGCCGTCGCGGCTCTCGCTCCGGAACAGCGCGAGGCGTTCCTGGAGCTCACGAAGGACGCTATCCTGCTGGACGCTGGCCGCATTGAGACGGCTGAACTCGACGATCAGATCGCGAGCAAGCGCGCCGATCTCGAGCGCATCGCGGGCGAGGCCGTACAACGTGCTGCCGAACTGGAGCAGGCCCAGGCCGCGCTCGAACTGGCCAAGGCCGAGGCCAACACGCTCACCGAGCGGATCGAGGAACTCAAGCGCACGCCGACCGGCCGCCAAACGGTGCCCATGAGCCCGTTCACCGCTTCGACGCCCGCGAGCGATCGCGAATCACCGTTCCTCAAGACGAGCGACCAGGCACGGCGAGACCTCGCCGAGGCCCTCCACGGCGCGACAGCCGTCGACAACCCCGCGCAGCGCCCCGCATAGCGGCGCATAACGACCGCGAATAGCCCGTCGGAATACCGAGCGGGCTATTCGCTTTCCGAGGAGGGCGCGCTATGCCCGAGATGATGCACGCTGCCGGGACCTATCCGCTGTGGCGGAAAGGCAACCCCACCAAGAAGCCCAAGCTGTTCAGCTGGAACGATCCCGAGATTCGGCGCATGGTCGGGCTCTCGCTCGCGCAGAAGGCCGTCGGCGATTCTACCTCGATCGGCCCGCTGATCTCCGACCAAGCGATGACGCAGCTGTACGAGCAGTTCGCTCGCGAGTTTCCGCTGATCGAGCTGCTGCCCAAGCGGGAAGCCAACGGCATCACCGACACGTTTCGCCGGCAGACCGGGTTCTCGCAGTTCGACCCCAATACTCCGCTGTCGGTTCCGGAAACCGGCGTGTTCGTCGAGGACCGGAACACCTACGTCGACGACTTCATGAACGTCGCGCTGTTCGGCGCCATCCGCGGCGCCTCGCTCAAGTCCGTGTTCGGGTCGCGAGCGGCCGGTGGACCCGACGTCACCGACAACGAAGTCGAAGGCGGGCTGCTGAAGATTTCGCAGGACTTCCAGTCCGAGGCGTTCCGCATGCACAACGTGCAAGCCGCGAGCAGCCAGTCCGGCGCCTACACGCAGTTCGGCGTCTACGACCCCACCGGGTTCCGCGGGATGCGCTACACGACCGAGGTGTACTCGCCCGGCCGCAACGTCATCACGATCGACACAACCACCGGGTACGACCCCAAGGCGTTCACGATCTCGCACGCGATCCAAGACGTCGCACAGCGCGTTCGCAACGCGGGCGGCAAAGTGGACCTCATCCTCGGGCCGGGCGAGGGCTCGACCTACATCGAGCGCGAGTGGGAGTCCAAGCTCAACATCGTCGCGCCGGTCGTCGAGGTGATCCCGGGGCTCACCCTGGGCGGCGTCCGCATGGGCGACGGTCGCGTCGTGCCGTACTACCCGATGGCGGGCGACCTCACCACCGGCTACTACTCCATCGCCGGCTCGGGCACGTACATCGACATCTTCGTGACCGACTCGCGCGGGCTGGAGATCGTGTGGCTGGGCTCCGAGGGCCCGGTCGTGGTCGAGATCCCGATGTTCTCCGACCGCACCGCTCGGATGTTGCGCGCCGTCTACTGGTTCGCTTCGCTCGAGCAAGCGCTCCCGTACTACCTCGGCAAGGTCCGGCTGAAGATCTCCAACACGTCGGCCGCCACGTACGCCGCCAACCTCGCCGCCTAAACCACTCCGCACGGCTGGGCGCGCGTCTTCGGTGAAGCGCGCGCCGTGGCTTTCCTCGCTTCTCGAAGGAGCACACCGACATGCCCACTTCGCTCACTCGCCAAGGCTACGCGAACGTCGATCCGCACTCGGGAAGCGTCACCGTCGACCTGCGCCCGTACGGCGGCGGCGGCATCTTCACGATCGACGCGCCCAACGGTCCCTCCGACATCGCGACGTTCCCCGCCCCGCCGGCTCCGGCCGCCGCCATCGTGACCGTGGCGTCCGCGCCCGGGGGGGCGCGCTTCGTCAAGGTCACCTTCACCAACGGTGCGACGCGGGAATCCGTGCTCTCGCCGGCGACCTCCGCAGGCACCGCATCTGCCGGTCAGGGCGCGCAGGTGACGCTCCCGACCGCCTACGATGCGTCCGGTGTCTGGCCGCAGGCCGCGACTGCCGCACCCCGCGGCGCAGACGGCGTGAACGTCTACTTCGCGACGACCCTGAACGGCACGTACACGAAGCAGAACACGACGCCGCTCGCGCTGGGCGGCACGTACACGGAAACCTCCGCCGGCATCCTCAGCAACGGCGCAGCGCCGACCGCCGACACGTCCGGCTGGTCGAACGGCACCGTCACGGTCACCGTCACGCAGCCGTAGGGCTGCCACCCTTCACCACCCGCGATCCTCACGGAGGACCCTGCCATGGCCGAATCCACGCCCGCCCCGCCCGCTGCCGGCGCGAGCAGCAACCCGCCCGCAGCACCGACCGAGGCGGCGACGTCCGCGCTCGGCAAGAGCATGGCCGGCGAACTCGTCCAGATCCGCTCGATGGGAAAGATCGGTCGAGTCTCCGCCGACACGGGGAGCGACCTGTCCATCAAGCTCTCGGGCGATCTCACCGACCCGTCCGCGCCGACCGTCGAACACATCGCGTACGACGACGTCGTGCGCGCGGGCTGAGGCGGTCAACTCCCGTAGTGCCGCGGTGCGGTCGCGGCGCTACGGGTAAGGGTTCAGCATGAGAAACATCACCTTCCACAACGGCAAGCCGGTGGCGTCACCGCCGCCCATCAAGCGCGAGGTCGCGCAGAGCGAGGAAGCATCGTGGCCCGATACGCCATCGCCGGATTCCGCGGCGGAGAAACCATCAAGACCCCCCACGGAGACGTCCGGCTCAACCCCAACGACGCCGCCGCCGAGCTGACCAGCGACCAGCTCGAGTTCTTCAAACTTGGTGGGTTCACCACGCGCAAGGCCGCGGACAAGCCCGCCAGTGAGCCCGGTGCGACCAGCCTGATCGACCCGCACATCGCTGCAGCGCTCAAGCGGGCGGAAGAGCAGGCTGCGGCAGCGACGGCAGCTGCGGTCAAGTCCGCCGCCGACGCGCGCGCCGCGGCGCACGGCGCTCCCGTGAAGCCCACGCCGTCACAGGTCTAGTTCGTGCCCGCGACGCTCGGCGCGGCCCTGGTCGACGGCTCACCGGGGAACGTGATCACGTTGACTGGCTCGGGATTGTCGGCGGGGGTAGGAGCGAGCGTCGTGCTGCAGGGCCAGGGTATTCCGCCCGCCCCGCTGCCGCTCCCGGCCATCTTCAGTGGATCAGCGGTCGCGTTCACCGTGCCCGATGGGGCTCGGTCCGGTACGCTCGTTGTCACCGCGAGCGACGGCACCGCTGCCACGTGCGCGCTCAACGTGTCATCGCAGTATTGCCAGGCGTCTCAGTATAGCCCGGCGATCGAGGGCACCGTGGACAACGTCTCTGGTCTCGCCACTGGCCTCCTCGATCAAGCGCTTCGCGACGCCAGCGCGTTCATCGACAGCGCGATTGGCGTCGACGCGGGCTTGCGGCTCTACCAGGTCCAGGAGGACCACAGCTATCGACCGGCACGAGGAGGCCGCGGCCCGCGCGTGCGCCCGTCCCGTGGCCCAACCCGCGGCATCCCGCTCGTCTCGCTCGACGCGTTCTCGTTCTACGTGAACAACCAGCTCATGGTGACCTTCGAGGTGGCTGGTCAGAACGGACAAATCTACACCAACTTCGCGGCCGGGTACTTCGAAGTCCAAGGGTTCGCGCTCGGTAACTCCATCATCGGGCCGAGCGCCGTTTTGCAAGGCGTCGGGTACTCGCCGGACGTGGCGCGAATCGTGTACACGTCGGGATACGGGTGGTTGCAGACACCTCGTGAGGTGCGCAAGGCGACCGCGATCATCGCGACCGAACTGATGGTGAACGCGGGAGTCATCGAGCGCGGCCTGGGCGGATATTCCCGGGTCCGCGAAGGGGACGTGCAGTACGACCGTCGCAACGAGATCTTCGACATCCCGATACCGGCCGCGAAACTGCTCAAGCGCTGGACGGGGACCGCATTCTGATGAATCGGCCAAACCGGGTCACGATCATTCGGCGCGACGTTTCCGGCCGGTCCGCGACCCGGTCGGTTCTGACCAGAGACGATCCGCTGAACTCGGACGTCCCCGCACTTCTCCAAGGAGCGCGGGGGGCGCTGACGACGATCGCGGTCGAGGGCAAGGACTACGTGCAAGACGCGCTGCTCATTCTGGACGGGCTGGCACCCGCTGCCTACCGCGGTGTCGCGCCGAACGGGACTGTCGTCGTCGACGGCATCACGTACACCGTGCTCGCAAACGGCCGTGGCGCCTTCCCGGCGCTCGCCCCGAACGACGTCATCGTCGATGAGAGTGGTTTGCGCTCGCTGGTTCTCGCGGTGAACCACTACCTCTTCACCCGCACGCTACAGGCTCAGGTCGCGCGCGGGCGGGCGTGGTCGTAGGAGAGCACGATGATCAAAGGATCGGTCGAGGGTATCGAGGTCGTGCTGGCGGACTTGGACAACGCGGCGCTCGAAGTACGGCAGGCAGCATTCCAAGGCGTTCTCCTTGCGCTGAACGCCGCGTTTAAGGCGTGCGCGACCGTCTTGTCGCCGGCCGATCACACGCTCAAGCAGCTCGCGGAGATGGGTCACCCGTACAGTGCGGCGCACGGGCATGCCGTCCACAACCCCGACGTGTTGGTCCACCTGCAAAGCGGCAAGTATCGGGACGCGCTCAAGAAGATCAGCCCGCAAGGGCGCTTCGGGCAGATCATCGAGGGGTCGATCGTCATCGACGAAACGCTGGCGGACCTCGACCGCTGGGTCCAAGAGGGAACGACCAAGATGCGGGCGCGCCCGTGGATGCAATGGGTCGTCGACCACTACGGCGACGACTTCGCCCGCATCATCGAGGCCAGCGTGAGCGCAGCGCTCCGCGGGCATGCGGCGTGAGAACCGTTCCCGCGGTCAAGCAAGCCATCGGGGATGCGCTGACCAACCCGCCCTTGACCTACACGGTCAACGACGCGGCGCCTCTTACCCTGCCGACCGACAACGTGTTCGGAGCAGCGCCGGTCGACATCGTGGACCCGCCCGATCCGATGGTCTCCTTTATCGTCGGTGCACGACCGAGTATCTCGCCCGAACTGCGGGCCCGCGAGCTTGAGATCAAACTGTCGATCAGCTCCGGCAAGCCGAACGGCGACGACATCGTGGACGAGCTGTACGAAGCTGTCCGCGCGCGCCTGCTCTCAACCGACGGCGGCGGCCGGAATGCGCTCTCGCGGTCAGCAACCGCAACGACCTTGCCGGTCTCGATCGTGACCATTCGTGAAGCGGGCGCCCTGCCGCCTGGGTACGATAGCCAGTCCTCGCGCTGGTACCTCACCGCAACGCTCGTCTGCATCGCGACGTAGCTGCTCCTCTAGTCCCCAAGAGCCCCACGAGCGTCGGCCTATCGGTCCGGCGCTCGTTCCTTTCGCCGGCGCGCGCCGGCCCCGACACGCCTACGAAAGGACCGTGATCCATGCCTCTCCAGACCGTCGAACGCATCACGTTCGGTACCGCGAACCTGTTCGAAATGACACCCGGCAGCACGTCGTGGGTGCGCGTTCGCGCGCTCGTCGATGTCAGCGCCGACTACAAGATCAACATGAAGGACGCCTACGGCGAGGGCACCTGGCCGATCGCCTCGGCCAGCGGGCACGGGTCGATCACCATCACCGGCAAGCACTACACCATCGACCCGCAGACCCTCGCCAGCGCGGTCGGCGGCACCGTGACGACCGGGACGAGCCCGGTTGCACTGGACGAGCTCTACACCGTACCGGCGCCTTCGGGCCCGTACACCGTGGCGCTCGTCAACGGTACAGCGGCGAAGCTGGTGCCCGGAACCGTCTACATCCTCGCGCTGGTCAACAACGTCGCGATCCCCTACGCGATCGTCGCCGCGGGGTCCGAGGTCGCCGGTAAGTCCGCGTCGGTCAACAACGCGACCGGCGTGGTCACGTTCGCATCGGGCGATGCTGGCGTTACGTTCCAAGCCTCGTACCGGTACACCTCGACCTCCGGCTCGCGAGTCTCGGTCGTCAACACGTTCCAGAACAGCCAGAAAACGATGCAGCTCGTCTGCACGAAGCGCGATGCGTCCGACGCCGATAGCGCGACCGCCCTGCAGCTCTACACGTACTACGCCGTGCGCGCCGGCGGCATGAAGATCACCCACGCCGACGAGACCTACACCCAGTACGAGCGCACGTACACTGCGTACGCCGATGCGCTCGGGCGCGTCTGGGATACCGACTTCGTCAACGTCTAGCCTGTAGAAAGGGCGCCATGTCTTCCACGAACGGGGCCGGCAAACACCGGCCCATTTTTTCCGCCCAGACGCGACTCGAGCTGCTGAAGCAGGTTGTCGGGAAGCCCTCCGGCGTCATCGTCGAGTTGGGCGGGTTGCAGATCGATCTGGTCGCTGTCTCCGTTGCGGACGATGAGCAGGTGATCGGGCTTGCACAGACGTTCGGCTCAATCTACGACGATGTGATGAGCAAGCAAATCACCTCGTTTGCTGAGATCATTCCCCAGATAGGCGGTCGGTACCGAGACCTGAAGGACATCCTCAAGCGCATGGTCCATGACTCCGTCGAGGTCGATGGGGACGAGGGCGAGGCGGCGTTCGACGAATGGTGGAATGCGCTGCCGCTCGTTGAAACGATGCAAGCGCTTGCGAGCGCGACGCTTTCCGCAAACAGGCTTGCATCGCTGGGAAAACGGCTGGCGGCGGAAGCCGCGAAGCTTGGCTCCGATCAGAAACCGGACGAGAATTCGGACTTGCCGACGCCATCGGCCACGTCTTAGCACACTACCGGTACCCCGTCGCCGACGTCATGCACCGCATGACGCTCGGCCAAGTTCTGGTCCTGTTTGATGCGATGAGCGCCTACATCGTCCTTACAAACCCGTGGGGATCGGGAGACGATGGCGCACCCAGCGCACCATCGACACGCCAAGCCGATCCGCGCGAACGGGTGCGTGTGACGGACCCGCAGTTCCTCGAGAAGTTTGGTGGGTCGGTCCAGAACAGGGCGCCCGCTGAGATGCCAGCCCACATTCGCGCCCTGCTTGGCGTGTAAGCCTCGGAAAGGATTGCGATGCCCACTTTACGCGAGTTGGCCATCAACATCCGAACCGTTGTTGGGTCCGCCTTCACGGGACCGCTGAATAAGGCGAAAAGTGAAATCAAAAGCTTCGGGACCGAAGTGACCCAAACGTTCGAGCACATTGAGGAGCGCTCGGAGCGCGTTGCGAACGTGTTCAAAGGCATCACCGAGGCGTTCGTTGGCATCGAAGTGATCGACCAACTCAAGAAGATCGCCGAGGCGGCCAATAATGCTGCTGACGCGATGGAAATCGCCGGGCGGGTGACCAAGAACTTCGGCCACGAGTTCGATGCCGAAGGGATGGACCGGTGGCTGCGCCGCCTTGCCGCGTCCGCGCAAGGTGGCGGTTTCGCCCTTACATCGATGCGTGAGTCCGTCCAGGCTCTAGCGACGACGGGCGCGAGCGAGACGCAGCAGCAAAGGCTCTTGGTCGATGTACTCGGACTCGCTGCAGCGAAGCACATGAACGTCCAGGAGGCAACGCATCTTGCCGTCGAGGCGGCAACCGGTCATGTGGAAATGCTCGGGCGCTATGGCATCGCCGTCAAGGACGCGACCGGGAAGACGGTCGACTTCGCGACCGCGATGTCGCGTTGGGAGTCCATGGTCGCCGGTGCGGCCGAGAAGCGGGCGGAGGGGCTGGAGGGTGCATTCGGGAGGGTCACCAACGCGCTCGACCGGCTGGTGAACACCAGGTTCGGACAGCAGCTCGTAACCGACTTCGAAGGCGCGGCAAACGCGATCGCTCACGTCTTAGACGCGGTTGCGAAGTTACCACCGTGGTTTCTGGCCGCCGCTGCCGCTATCTCATTCAGCACCTTATCGTTGACCGCGCTCGGTCTCATGCTCCCGGCGGTTAAACTTGCGCTGGAATTCCTTGGGAATGGCCTAGCGCTGGTTGGATCGGCGTTCGGGCTCGCTGCGAAGGCCGTCAGCCCATTGATCTCCGTCCTGAGCGTTCTGGGCGGACGCGTCATCACAGTTGTCGTTGCCGGCTTCCGCGATCTCGTCACGTGGGTCTCGTTGGCGCGCGACGCCTTCGTGACGGCGACGGTCGCTGAATGGCTTGCTGAGGCTCCCCTTCTGGCGATCATCGCCGCGATCGCCGCTGTTATCGCCGTTGTTGTCGAGTTGATCCTGCACCTCAACGAGCTGGGCGAGGCGTTTGAAAACGTCATCAACTTCGCGAGCAGGGCCTGGAAAGAGTTGGCTGACGGCTTCCAGGACAACGCGAAGAGCATCGGCTACGCGATCAAGGCGGCGATGGAGTTCAAGTCCGGCGATTGGATTCACGCTGCCCAGGACCTCAAGTCCGGCCAAGACCTGTCGCGTGGGATGCCCCAGACGGAGAAGGCGATCTTCACCGGCTTCAAAGCTGGGACCGATCGCGCCATGGAGTACGTCAAAAACGCCTGGACTACGATGACCAAGGTCTTCACCGCGCAGTTGGGCGAGATCGGCAAGCAAGGCGCGAGCTGGGCGGGCCTAGGTGGCCCTGGGAAAGTGGACCAGAAGGGAATCAACGACTGGCTAACCGCCATGCTGGCCGCTATCGACAAGATGCTTGCCATCGCGCAGCAGCACGTCGAGGCGGCGAAGGCCCGGCTCGCCGAGACGACGGCTAACCTGGAAACCCTGCGCGATAAGCGCGACCCGTTCAAGTCCCTCACGGTGGATGGCCCAACCGGCATCGCAGCGGAGCAGGCAATCGAGCGCGAGCAGCTGGAACGGACGCTTGCGCTGCGCCGAGCAGTGGCCGAACAGCGGGCTGCAGAATTGCGTGCCGCACAGGCCGAGGCGAGCCTGATGCGCTCTCTTCCGGCAAGTGACCAAGAACGCGCGAAGCACTTAGCCGAGATCGGCAAGCGCATGAACGAGCACGTGCTTTCCGCAATCAAGATGAACGCAGAGTTCGCGAAGCTCGGCGGGACGATAGCGAAGCTCGGGCGCGAGATTGCTCACGCGTTTGATCCGCTGACGCTGCAAACCCTCGACTTAGAGAAACTGAGCAAGACGCGGTCTGAGCATGGGGGCGAGTACGCTGTTAGCCAGCAAAAGGAGCTGGATAAGCGTCGCTTCGACCTACAATCCGCTATTAGGACGCCGACCCCTGTCGACTCAGAGCAGGAGGCACACCGCCAGGCGGAGTTCGACCGAGCACTCGCGCGGTTGCAGAAGGGCCTTGCGCAGGAGGACTATTACAACGCCCTCGCGCGAGCGAAAACGATGGCGCCCGTGGCAGGGCTTCAACTCGTCGAACAGGCCACGCAAGCGTTATACCAAGCGACCCTCAAAGTCACTGCAGCCGATGACGCCGTAGCCGCGTCGTCCGCGCGCTTACGCGAAGCGCTCGAAAACACCGGCTTCAACCTCACCAAGTTCACGGAAGGCCTGATCGCTAAGCTCAACATCCCAGGGCTGTCCGTTCGCGAACGATCGACTCCCGACGGCCGCTCGGCCGGGATAGAGTTCGGCAAGTTCAACTGGACGACACTCCTTCTCGACGCTGCTCAAAAGTCCAAGGCCTTCGGCGACGTGATGAACGTCGTGAACCAGGTGATGCAGGTCTTCGCCGAGATCATCGACGCCCTGCGCCCCGTCATCGACCTGGTCCTCAAGGCAGTCGCCGCGGTGGCTAACATTTTTATTAGCCTCTACAACGTCATCGCACGCATTCTGCGCGCGTTCGGTATCCACGTCGCGCTGCTCGACAAGATCAACACCGACTTCACGAACCTGCACGACGCAACCGCTCCGCTAATCTCGATCGTCCACGACATCCCGACCCTCAACGAGCTGGCCAGCGGCAACATCGGCAAGCTGTCACCCACGCCGATCAACTACTCCAACCTCTCGCAGATCCAGCAGCCGACGATCGATGCGCTCAAGAGCCCCGACGTGGGTGGTGGGCTGCTGGGGGTGCTGCGCGATATCCTCGAGGGCGTGCTCGGCCTCAAGCTGCTGGGCCTGTTCGGCGGCGGGGGCGGCATCCTCGGCGCCATCACCGGTGCCTTCAAGGGCGGCATCGGCGGAATCGTCAGCGGGATCGGCAAGCTGTTCGGTTTCGGTGCCAAGGGCGGCCCGGACATGGGTGCTGCCAGCTTCGGCAGCTGGGATGATCCGGCCGCTGTCGCTCAGGGTGGTGGAGTCGGTGGCGGTGGACTTCTCAGTTTCCTGAAGACGAGCGGCCTGGGCGCCTTGCTCGCGGGAGTGGGCATCGGTGACCTGGGCGTCACGCTCGGCCAGCAGGTCGGTGGCGGCATCCCGGGCGGCATCCTGGGCGCCCTTGGCGCCGCGGGCGGGCTCTCGGTGGCACTGGGTGGCGGGCTCTCGCTCACCGGCCTCGGCGCCGCGCTCTCGGCAACGGGCTTCGGCCTTCCGGTCGGAGCCATCGTCGCCGGCGTCGGTGCGCTGCTCGGGAGCGGCGTCTTCGGCGACCACAACTCCAAGCAGAACGAGCCGGACAAGTTCCTGCCCGGCTACCAGCAGTTCTTGAGCGCCTACAACAACGGCTCACCGAGCGACCTAGGCTTCCAGCTCGAAGCCTTGCTCAAGACGGTGAACCCAGCGAATCTCGCAGGGCAGGCACTCGCGGACTTCAAGACGCTCATCGGGCTGGGCGGGTCCAACGGCGATATCGGAATCGCGAACGAGAAGAACGACAAGTTTACGTTCGGGAGCGGCATGACGGCGAAGGTCGAGGACTTCATCGACTTGGTGAAGCGTGCGTTCACCGAGTTGGGTGGAGCCGCTCAGGATGCACTTGGTGGCGCGCTGCAGGCCCTCGCGCTGCAGGCGCAGTCCGTGACCCGCTCGATCAACGCCGGGATGAACGAGCTGGGCGGTCAGCTCACCGCGATCCAGTCCGGCGCAAGTGCTGCGAACCTCATCTCGGGAGCGACGAAAGCCGTCAGCCCGATTCCCGGGGGCGGGGACGTTCACATCAGCGTTCAGGTCACGACCGGCGACATCAATAGTGGCGCCGACCACCAGAAACTCAAGGCCGACATCATCGAGGCGATCATCGAAGGCCAAGACATCGCTACCCGCAACCGCCAGTACTTGCTGGGATAGACGATGGCGAGTAACATCACGCTGGGCGGCTACGTCTTCCCGGCCGGCACCCGGATGCTCACGCGCGACCAGCCAACGACGGTCGACGAGCAGAAGATACCGTTCGTCGACGGCGCACAGATCCCGGCCGGTACCCGCGGCGCGAAGGTCATCACGCTCGAGGGGACGCTCGGCGGCGCAGGCTCGATCGACTCCCTCGGCCAGGCCATCACGACTCCGAGCCAGCTCGAGGCCGAGCTCAACCTCCTGTCGTCGTACCTCGAGGCGGGGTACCTGGCGCTGCAGCTGACCGACATCACGCCGGCGCGCACGATCCAGGTGCAGAAGCGAAAGTCCTCGTTCACGCCCGTTCCCGGCTCGTTCCGCACCGCGTACGACTTCACCACCGAGTTGGTTGCCCAAGACCCGCGCTGGCTGGCCACCGCCACCTCTTCGCTGACCGGCGCGGGCACCGCCGTCTCAAACGGTTCGGGTCCCGCCTACCCGGTGATCACGCTGGCCGGCTACACCTCAACGCCCTCGGTCACGATCGCCCCCGCCGGCGGAACCGGCTCCATCACCCTCGCCCTGGCCGCGACCGGCATCTCTGGCACCATCACCATCGACTGCGATCCCCGCAACCGCAAGAACGGCATCCTCGTCGCCGGCGTCGCGAGATTGGACCTGATCAACATGGCGACCACGATCAACTCCAACGGCGACTCCGCCTTCTTCCCCTACCTCAACCCGGGCTCGAACGCGGTCTCGTACAGCGGCGTCGGCACGGGGACCGTCACCTGGCGTGACGCCTACCTTTTCTGATGGCGAAACCGAAGACCAACGTCCTGGTCGCTATCTACAACGCCGCCGGGAAGATCGCGGACATTCCGCAGGCGGACATCGTCTCGCTGCAGCTCACCGACGTGCTCAACGGCGGCAGCTCGAGCGGCAGCATCGTGTTCGACCGGCCGTACAACCAGATCGGTGCGCTGGGCTACGGCTTTCCCGTGCAGGTGTGGTTCTGGCCGGCCGGGACCACGCGGCCGACGGACCCCTGGTATTCGGGCTACATCGTCAAGTTCAAGCAGGAGCAGAACGACGCCAGCGGCCGGGTGACGATCTACACCCAGGGCGACATGAAACTGCTCGACGCGGGGATCGTCACGCAGACGATCGCGCCCAGCGTCGGTGGGAATCCCGCCCTGGATTGTGCGGCCTACCTCCAGCACATCATCGCGGGCAACGGCAGCACGTTCCTGGGCTACCAGCCGCCCAACTTTGCGGCGCCCATTATCCCGTCGTCCATGTTCCCGCTCTACGCGAACCAGTTCGATGCGACCAAACTGGGCGCGGCGATCGATACCCTTACCAAGCAGGGTCGCGACTCGAGCGGCTTGCTTTACACCTGGTTCGTCCGCACCACGGCCAGCCTCGTGCGGCGCGTGGTCGTCCAGCCAGACCAGAACCCCAACACGGTCTCCGGCCTGCGCTTCAAAATGCTGTTCCCGGGCCAGTGGCGTTCCTACGCGACCGACACCGACTACAGCAACATCGTGAACGTCGTGGCGGTCTACGGCGGCAAGGACCCCGTCACCGGGCAGCAGGTCTATGGCGTCTATCAGGACCCGGCATCGATTACGCTGCTCAACGGTCAGGCGATCCAAGAGAAGCTCAGCGTCCCGTACCTGCTCTCGAGCACTGCGGCCCAGAACTACGCGTCGGTCCACTTCGCCCTGAAGGCGTATCCGACCGCGATCGGCTCGTTCGAGATACTCGATCCCGACCCCGCGATCGTGAGCGGCACGTGGCTGCAGCTCAACGAGGCGCCGGCCAGCGCATCGACCGGTGCGTCATACAAGCAGGTCCGGTGCGGGCAGGTCGACTTCAGCTTCAGCGGCGAGCGAGTCGTCCAGAAGATCCAGACGCAGAGCCCCGCGCCGTTCCTCGACACCGCGATCTACCGCATGGGGCTCAACGTCGCCGCGCAGGCCGCAACGGCCATTCGGCCGCTCTCGATCAGCCGCCAGACGCTCTACATCCGCCAGGGCGGCTACGTCACCGGATCGGCCAGCTCGCCGGCAAAGCTCGCACTGGCGGCCGTCGATGCGGTGTTCCCCGGCCTCGCGGGGGCCGCACCGCTGCTCGTGTCGGCCGGCGCGCTCGCGCTCACGACGCTGACCGACAACACCGGCAGCGCGACGAACGGCCAGACCGGCGACGGACCGTTCACAATCTCGCTGACGTCCGCAGGCGCCTACGTCATCACCAAGGGCCCCGTCCCGGCCAACTCGGCGACCCAGCAGAACCTCGTGACCGCAACGGTCGTCAACGGCGTCCCGTTCCCGGCCGACGCGCGGCTCTTGAACGGTGACCCCGGGATGCCGGTCAGCGCACAGGCCGCCGGGCCGCAGGCCATCACGACGCTTCCCATCACCCCGACCTACCCGAACGGGACGGGAGCAGCAGGATTTGACGCGCTGGTGCACGTCCAGCTCACCAGCGAGGCGACGAAGGCCTCGCCCTGGCTGAAGAAGCTCGAGCTGGGCGCGGTCGCAGTGGGCGCGGCAAATACCACGCCGGTCTTGATCGATCGGGTCGACCCGAACGCCAGCGGCATCTACGACTTCCTGTACGGCCAGCTCTCGGCTCCTGGGCCGCATCAGCTGTTCGTGCGCTACACCGATGGCGTGCTGTCGTCGGCCTGGCTGCTGCTCGGGACGACAACCTCGCAGCCGATCGACCTCGGGATCGTCACCCGGCCGGTCTCCGGCAGCGCGCCGGCCATCTCGCTCACCGCGGGCTTCGCTTTCGTCGACAAGACGGCGACCAGCTACGATGCCCAGTACACCTGGACGAGCGATTCGGCCAACAGCCGGTGGGCGAACGCTACAGGAATCGCCTGGGACTACCGTCTGCACGGAAGCTCTGGCGCGTTCACGCCGCTCGAAACGATCCCGATCGTCGGCGGCTCCGGGTCCAACGCAGCCGGAAGCGGCACGATCCCCCACCTTACGGTCGACCCGAGCGCGCAGTGGGACCTCTACGGGCGCTACGTCACGTCGGCTGGGTCGGTGAGCAGCCGCGTCCTGGTCGGCACGACGAGCGTTCACTCCTCGACAACCGTCGGCACGCCGCCCAGCTCCCTGCCGCGCATTCCGGTCGGCTTCAGCATGCCGGCGACTCCGGCCACGGTAAGCACGATCGTGGACCGGATCGGCTACTCACTCCCCGGCGTCAACTACGGCTGCACGATCGCGTTCACCACGGACCCCGCCATCACGCCGCCGGGCGGCACGGCGAGCGGAACCGCTGCCTGGGAGGCCTATCTCCAGCCCGTCCGCGCTGTCTTCGGAACGACCCAGTGGGAAATCGCTGGCCCGCCGACATCAGCGAACACCGCCGGCTCCTACAACCTCTTCTACACGGTTCCCAAGGGCAACCGGTACGTCATGGGCTTCATGGGGGTGGACGGGTTCGGCGGAACGACGCCGGTCGTCACGCTCTACACCACGCCTTCGGGAGTGCCGCGGCGGACGCTGGGCGGGTCAAACGAAAGCTGGCCGAGCGGAACGACCCTCTCCGCCTCCGGCTCGGTCGCGAGCTACATCAGCGGGACCCCTGGAAGCCCGGGCCCGGTCGCGAACGTGAGCCTCACGCTGGCCATCACGATCCCGACGACGACCCCGGCGAACCCGCCCCTCGCGAATCTGCTCACTGCGTTCGCGCTGGTCGTGCAGACTGCGGCGGCCGGAGCGACCAACGGTGGGACCGACACGAACTACGCGAACTGGCAGGAGGCGAACTACGCCGCTGGTTCCACGCTCCCGACCGCCATGACGTGCGCGCTCACCGCGGGCATCGCCCAGAACATCGGCGCGGTCTTCTTCGACGCCAACAACCAGCCCACGCAGGTCTACCCGATCGCGACGACCCAGGCACAGCCGATCTCCGGGACGTCCATGGGCTCGGTCGGCAGCGAACTGGTCGATAATGGTGGCGGCGAGGCCGTCGTTGCGGGCGTTCCGTCCGGCTGGTACGTCCAGTCCAATCCCGTCCCGGCGCTGTTCACGTTCTCGGCCGATCCGACTTCAAAGGTCAGCGGCGCCAACTCCCTCCTGATCCGCGTCAACAGCAGCGCGACGATCCCCACCGGCACGACGGCGATCGCGATCCAGAGCAACCCGCTCTCGCTGCCCGCGAACAGCCGCCAGATCAGCCAGTCGCAGATGCTCGCGGTCGCCAAGAACGCGAACCCGCCAGCGGGCGTCAGCTTCACCGCCGACTCGTTCCTGCGCTACTTCCCGACCCTCGCGGACGTCACGGCGGGCACCAATCAAGTCGGCGCCGACGTGTCGATCCAGAGCCTGGCGCCCGGGGTGGGCTTTACGGGCGCGGCGAGCACGCTGGTGCCCCCGGCCGGCGCCGGCTACGCGCTCGTCTTCATCCGCGTGACGGCGGTCAACACCACCGGCTCGGCAGTGAGCTCGGGTGCGAACCTGTACTGCGACGCCCGCTGGGACAACGTTTCCGTGATCCCCGCGGTGATGAGCGGTGACGCCCCGCCTGGCCAGTGGGGCCGCGGGCACCTCAAGCCGATCTCCGGCAGCCCGGTCTTCCCGATCACCGATGCGGTGGTCGGCACGGACGGCCGGATCGTCTTCGACCTCAACCACACCGCGGTGCAGTCGACCATCGCGTCGACGCCCGGCGCGGACGGGCTCTACACCAAGCCCGGCATGATTGCGGGCCGGCACCTGCTCGGTGCATCGTCGTCCGACACGGCCGCGGTCGCCGACTCGTCGGGACGCGTTCTGATCGGCCGGCACGCCGCCGACGTGCAGCTCGCCCAGCAGCGCAACTACATCACCGACGGCCGCTTCATTCAGGGCAACTACGCCAACAACTACGGCTGGACCGCGTACGGCCCGGCCACCATGTCGAACACTGGCGGTGCTTACACCGCCAACGGCGTCACCTATTCGATGCCGACCGTCTCGTACACGGGGAGCTTCGGCGGCTTCTACCGGCTGCTGCGGGTCAAGCCCGGCCAGACGTACACCTATGCCTGCCTGGGCGCGTTGCTGAGCGGCTCGGCCGGGACCGCCTTGCGTGTGCTGATCTCCAACGTCGGATCGACAACGCAGTACAATGGCTCCGCGACTGCGCCGGCCGGCACGGCGGGCGCGCTCTACACAGCGGGCGCGGGCGCCTCCGCCGTGCCGCTCCAGACCACGACGACGCTCACGTGGGTCCCGATCATCGGCACCTTCACGGTGCCCAGCGGCGTGAGCCTGATATGGTTCATGGTCGAAGCGTACGGCTCGACAGCCGGCGGCTCGTTCTCGTTCTTCCTGCCGATGTTCCACGAGGGCGGCAAGACCCAGGACTACGTCGACGGCGCCCCCTACGACAGCGATGGCTTCTCGACCAGCTCTTCGCCCATGAAGATGCTGGGCGCCATCGTGCAGCCGTTGACGCCCACCATCACGCTGTACTGGCAGGATACCAGCGGCAACGGTACGCTCTTTCTCATCGGAGTGCATGGAAACGGATCGAGCCTGCCGGATAAGGGCACGAGTAGCTACACCATCACGTGGCCGGACGGTTCGACGTCACCGTTCACGTCGAGCCTGTGGTGGAACGTCTCGCTTCCCGGCACGTACTACTTCGTCTTCGCGTACAACTCGCTGACGAACGCGCTGACGTGCCTCTATGGGCCGTCTACCGTCTCAGCGACTGCAGCGCAAGTCGCTGCAGCGTTCCAGGACTACAACACCCCGATCACCGCAAACTGCACGGTCGTTGCGACGACCGGTGGCAGCGGAACCGGCGGCGGAGGCGGATCGGTCGGCGGGCATCCGCCAGGTGGCGGCGGCCGCATCACCTTCTGAGGTCAAACCATGCAGACCACGAAGATCTACGGCCTGTCGCTGAATGGCGCCACGCCGCTTCTCGCTGCGGGCGTGGTGCACACCGTCACCAAGGCGGGCGTCACGCTGTTCGTCGAGTACGCCTCGCACCCGACGCGACGGGCTGAGCTTAGTGCGATCCCGGGTGTCACTGTATTCGATTCGCACTTGTCACCGGCGCCAATGCGAAGCACCCACGCCGCACTGCTCAACGGCTTTGGCGTGGGTGCTTCCGATACGGCGTGGTCGGCGATTCAGAAGCTCACGACCGCACTCGGCGTGGGCGGCCTCTTCGACGTAAACGTTTAGTAGGCGAACACCATCGCGCTGTTGCTCGCCAGCGCATCACCATCGATCTCGATCCCGCGCGCGCACGGCGTTCCGGAGCACTGAAACCCCGTGATGCGCCACTTGATGAACACCCCGGGCGTCTGGGTCTTGATGACCAGGAAGGAAGGCAAGTTCTGGGAGTTCGCCAGATCGAACGACGTGCCGCTCGGCGTGAACGTTCCCACCGTCAACGCGTTGCCGATCGGCTCGCTCTCCGGAAGTGAGCTGTACCCGGCCGGCATGTGCAGGACGGCGGACGTTGACACGCCGTCGAAGAACGGCCCATCGCACTGTGGTCCGGTGAGGTAGACGTCGGCGGTACTTGGATCACTCGCGGCGACGAGCCGTAGCGTCGTCGGATCGTAGCGGTAGCCGTTGGCGTTGGTCGGCAACGATGTCGCGGGCTTGGCCGGGCAGGACGGGTGGATCGTTTCGTACGCGGCGAGCGGAACGCTGCCGGTCAAGCCGTCGGGGAACGAGACGATCGTCGTCGTCGCTCCCGGCGCGACCGCGATCACCCGGGCGAGCGGCGTCCCCGAGGGCTGGGGGAGTGCGGCGGTCGTAGCGATGGAGGTGTTGGCGACCGAAAAGCTCGGCGCCGCACTGGGCACCGGCGAGCCCGCTGCGTCGACTTCCAGGGCCTGCACGACGGCCTGAGACTCACCCGTTCGGGTAGCCGGGTCGTTCGGGTCGTTGGGGTTGGCGGGCGCGCCGACCGCGATCGGCTCGGTCCCCGTGATGGTTTCCAGGGGGCTGCGACGCGCGGCGTGGGCGCTGGAGGCGCTATGCGCTGCTCCCGACCACGCGAACACGATGTGGCGCGCCGCTGGCGCCGTCGTAGGACCGGCGACCGGAGCCGATGATCCTCCGCCGCTACATGCGACCAGAAGACTCGCGAGTGCCAGCGCGCCCACGCTGATGACTGACTTCAACTGCACCTAATGTTTCTCCAAAAGTACCCGGCGTTGTATGCCGTGATCTTACCACGCCGGCGCGAGGCGCGTCGGTTTCTGCACGCCGAGGTGAACATGGGTGTCGAGTTCGTTACGTGGTCTGCGAACCGAGTGGCCTTGGCCCTCGCGTGGTTCCAGCACACGTGGCCCTACGTGACCGGGGCGCTTGGGCTTGGCGCCGCCGTGTGGCGCTTCCGCCGCTGGCTCGTCCACTTCTTCGGTATTGGCCTCGACCGCGTCGAAATGGTTCGCAACCTCGACGCCGTGCAGGACCAATTCAAGCTGTCCGAGCGCGCGCGCAGCAGCATGCGCGCCATGCTGGACGACGTCTCGCAAATGTACGATCGGCTGGCCGACGACCTGCACGAGGCGCGAGCCCGCATGGCGGACATCGAGGCCATGCTTGAGGTCCGAGCGGCGAACGAGTGGCTGCTCTTCCAGGATCGCGAGAGCGCGCTCGCCTGGGCTCGTGACTGCGCAGCGCGCCTGCGGGCCCGCGGCGACACCGCACCCCCCGAGCCGGTGATGCTCGGCGTTCCGGTCGCGGAGCCCGAGGAAGTCCTCACCGAGCGCTTCCACCGCGAGCACGAGGACATGATCCATCGCTACGGCCGGCCCGACCGGCACCATGCCGTCGCGCACCATACCGACGACCCCACGCCCTAGCCGACCGGGAGGCTTTTCCATGTCCCAGATGCTCTCGCCCCACTTCTCCCTCGCGGAGTTCACCGTCACGGAGACGGGTCTGCCCAACGTGCCGAGCTCGTTGATGATCGCCACGCTGACGCGGACGGCCGCGCAGCTCGAGCGCGTGCGGTCTATGCTCGGCGGCAAGCCGATCCACATCAACA